CCTTGTACACATAAACATCTTTCAGATAAGAAGTGAACTTCCATTGCATCTAAAGAAGATGTAGCAGCTCCACCAACTGATCCAGTTAACCAAGACTTCATTCTTCTGTCGTCAGCTTCAGAAGCTCTATAACGTACGTGTAAGAATGGACGTCTGATGTTTTGTCCAAGTGATTGATCATATACAGTTGAAGTTCCAGCAGGTACAAGAATACCGTTGATGCTTGCATCAGCAGCAATTCCTCTTGTGGAAGCATCGTTTAAGTATTTCCAGTCAGTTTTGTAGAAGTCATAAGAACCTCTTCTGAATCCAGAGAAACCTAAGTTTAATGCCATTTGCTCAGAGTTGTTGAATACTCCAAAAGAAGTACCTCCATCGTAATTAGCATTTATAGCTCCTAGCATATCGTCAAAAGCTAAAGCAGTTTTTCTGTTTAAGAAAAGCATGTTTTCTTCAATTGCTCCTTCTTTATCTAGTCCTTTAAGAATATCATCAAAAGAAACTAAATCTCCATTAAACGCGTCATCAACATTACCTCTATCAGATACAGCAGCGAATAAACCTTCAGTACCTTCAATTCCAGTTGGAACATCTCCGTTACCTGATTTTTTCTCTCCTTCGATTACAGCCATTTCTAAATAGTCTTCAAAACGTAAACGAGTTTCTCCTTCACCTTTTAAATACCATAAGTATCCAGAGTCTCCTCCTTCAGTAGTTACTTCTACCCATCCAATTTGAGATGCGTCAGATCCACTTACTTCATACTTGTCTTTAATGATAATTGGCTTGTTAGAAATTGAAGTGAAAGAAGGCTCTATAGATACAGCAGTAGTATCAGTTCCTTTTTTGTATTCAGATCCGTACACAAATACTTTTACTCCGGTTCCAGTAACATCATTGTGAATTTCAGTAGCGCTTTGAGAATAACCTTTAATAGTTACTTTCCCTTCTCCCGCTGTTGCAGCAGAAATGTAAGCTTTTGAAGAGGCAGAACCGTCTGCTTTGATAACCAAAATAGTTTGTCCAACTGCCAAAACGTGCCCAGTTGGCAATGCTCCTGAAGCGCCAGCAGTAGTACCTCCTAGTACACCTCCAGAAGTAAGATTCAATCCTTCGTAAGAAACGTGTAATCTGTTTTGTTCAGACCAAACAACTTGATCAGAAGTCATAGGAATTTCAGCTCCTACCATTTTTAAAAATCCTCCAATAGTACGGTTTCCGTATCTTTCAACTTCTGCTTCGTATACTTCTGGAATGTATTGCTGTGCCCAGTTTGCACTGTCTGCATCAGCACTTGTAAAGTCGATATAGTTATCTGATAATACCGATTTTTTTGCGTAAGGCGTTAGCCCTGGCGTGTTTGAATTAAATGCCATAATTTAGTTTTTAATGTTTAATTGTTAAATGTTTTTTTAATCTTTAATTTTGAAGAATCAACACCGCTTATTGCTCGTACTTTAAATCCACCAACAGTAACTTCAGAAGGCGCCGTCGACCTCGCTTCTAAGCTTGTGTTTTTAGATTTTGCAACTACGTCTTTTACCGCATCAGCCTTGCCTTGCTCATAAAAGTGTTTTGCAATAGTATCTACATTTTCAGCAGCATAAATAGCTTTGTGATAACCTTTCGTATCCACTACTTCACCTTTGTCATTTAGGAACTTCCCAATAAGGTTATTAATGTTTGATTGGTTTTCTGCAACTTTACTTACATTTTGAATACCATATCTAAATGTTTTTTCACCTAATTTGAAATCAAAACCTTTGAAATCTTGGTTAAACATTTGTTTAGTACTTTCTTTAAACGCAGAGTGCTGTTGCTCAGCTACTTTCTGATTCTCATTGTATCGGTTAAAAAACTCCGAAGCTTCTTTCTGTTCTGGCGACATACCTGGTCTCAACTTGATCTCCGAGTAATATTTGTCTTTCAGACCTTCTAAAAACTTTTTCGCTTTTGCAACCTCTTCTTTTTTTGCGAGTTTCTTTTTGCGGATGTCTCGCTCCTCATCTATTTCTTCGTCAAATTCAAAACTGTCTTCCATTAAGAAATCAATTTCAGCAGCATCTAAATGTGATTTTGTTTGTTTGTAATATTCTGTTAGTAATGTATCTGAATCAACATTACTGTAATCTGCATTTAACCTAACGTAATCTTGTACAGTTCCTCCAGTTTCTTTCATGAAGTCAACTAGCTTTTCTACGTTTTCAGGTAAATCATAATTAGGTGTAGACTCAATAACTTGTTGAATTTCTTCTTCGGTTGAATCATTTGGTACCTCTCCTAATGTAATAACCTCTTCTTCGTTATCTTGAGTTAACTCCTCAATCTCAACTTTAGGTTCTTCTGTTTCCTGAACAACTTCTTGCTCTTCTGTTTTTGTTTCAGATAAATCTACTTTAGTAACGTTATCTTCTACGTTTTTTGGACCTTCTCTAAGATCTACTTTAATTGTTTCTGACATGATATGATATTATAAAATTAGTAAATAGTTATCACCTAGGTTCAAACTGCTCTAGGCCAAATCCACCGAGGTTGTCAAACCCAGCTGATTCAAAATTCTTTGGTAAAGAATCATTTTTTCTTTGATCAATTAACTCGCTTTGTTGAGTTGCTTGTATTTTTGTTCTATCGTCTTTACGATCTTCTTTATATTTTTCTTCTTCTTTTTTTACACCAGATTGAGCCTCTGCTAAACGCATATTGTATTGGAATTCTACCTCCATTAATTGCTTTTTAATCTCAGCCTCTTGTTGTAGCTTTTGAATATCAAATTGAGATTTTGATTGCTCTATTTGTATTTTAGTTTGAGCTAAAGCTTGTTGCTTTTGAACTTCTGCCATAGCTGCTGCTTCTGACGCTTGAGCGTTTGCTTGTGCTTGCGCTTGTATATTAGCTTGCTGAGCTGCTCTATCTGCTTCTTCTTTTTTCTTTCTTCTAAATTTGATAGACTCGTTAGCTAGTTTAATATTTTTTATTTGTCTAATATCGATAGCGTCTTCTAAGTTAATTCCACCAGCTTGTAATGCAACCTGTATGTTTTGTTCTAACTGTTGTTTTTCTTCTTCGTCCGGTTCTAATTCTAAAAATATTCCAAAGTCGTGGAGGTTTAAATCTACAATTTCTTTTAGTATTTCAGCGTTGTAAACGGAAATACTTGATTCTATCGATTGTCTAGTTAAAGGAAACTCTATTACATCAGCTACTTTTAAAGATATGTTTTCACAAGTTTTAAGAGTTAAATACAAACTAGCTTGTAATATATGTCTTGTAGCTACGTTTGATTGATTAGCAGCTATCTTTTGCAACCCTACTAAAGCGTTTTTATCTGGAGTGCTTCCATCTCTCGCTTCATTTAAACCGGTTACATCTCTAATCATCTGTAAGTAATATTGGTACGTGTTAATTAAGGATGCTATTTTACCTTGGCCGGAAGACGACGTTAATTGTTGAACTGGTATTTTACCCCTGTTCATATCTCCGTCTTGTGTAAGTGATCTACCTACAACACTACCGGTTTGAAAATACATATTCAAAGCCTCCGCTGGACTATACGACGTTCCATTACCTAAGTCAACTTCTGCTAAACCATCCATATCTAAGAATACTCCGTCTGGAACTATCTTAGCCATTACTTGTTGTAACTTTAAATGAGTTAATTGAATCATATCCGCAAAACCCGTAATACGCCCCACTAAAGACTCAATTTTACCTTTATACATTCTAGGTGCGCAAATAGAGTAGTTCATAGAAACTTTAGTCGTATCAGCAAATGGTCTTGTCATATTTTCAGCAAGCTCCCATTTAAGCATTTTATTATAGCCTAAAACCTTTACACCTGAATATATAACCTCTATAGTTCTTGATACTTTTTTAAACGTATCATTCTCTGGCGGGTTAAACTCATCTGTTTTTTCAATAGCTTTTTCTAAGCCTTGATCTGTTTTTTTAATTTTAAAAACTTGGTTTCTGTAAGTCTTATATTCAAAGTATACTAAACCTACTTTATTGTCGTCATGGCTACTATATCCTGTGGTATAATCACGTGAACCTGCCATTTTTTCTATTTCTTTCATTTCCTCATTACCAAGATGAGGAAATTCTTTTTTAAGTTCAGCAAGAGTAACTTCTTTTGACTCGCCTACGTAGTAAAGATCTCCAAAGTTAGGATCTTCAGTGTATGAATAAACTAGGTTAGCAGGATCTACATAATCAATAGTTATACCTTCTGCTTTGTTAAAATTAGTTTTAGTTGCTGCAATACCTATAGTAGTTAAATCGTAATTTAATCTACGCTTTGTTAAAGTATACCTATTAGTATCTAACACGGTATTTATTACTTCCTCTTGAGCTATTTCTATATTTTGCTTATAGTCAAGCTGCATATATAATGAAAGTTGATTTTCATTTTCAGGTAACATAGAAGGGTCTTCTACATTATAAGTATCCATACCTAATTGAGACATCATGCTTTCGTTGAATTCTCTAGTATTCATATCTGCAACAATAGCAGACACGTATTCTGTTCTTTGTCTATTAGATTCAGGATCTTGAGCAAATGCTTTTATATCGTAATTTTTTTGTGATATACCGTTAACTACTATATCTACAAACTTAGGTATTACAGGTACAGGTTTCCAATCTAAATTTAAGTAAGACAAATCGCCGTTTATAGACAATTCATCTTTATATTTTTGAATAGATTGCTCACCTCTAGCGTATAATCTAAGTTGATGAAATCTAGCATAGTTCGACGAAAACCTGTTATTTGAAGATCTAGAACCTCCGAACCATTCGTGTTCTATTGCTCTAGCTACTCTTAACCCATACTCTAAACTAGCTTTTTCTTCATCGCTAACAGTTTGTGTAGGAAACGAGCTATTGTAATTAGTTTCTATCATTTATTTTATTATTTTCGAAATAGATCCGTTATTGTCGTATCTTTTAAAAGGTAAAGATATTTTACTTTTTTGCCTAGTAGCTACTGGTGTATACCTGTTTTTATTACAAGCCATAATAGCTAAACCCGAACTTATAGAAGCATCGTGTTTTGTTCTGTTATTTATATTAAACTTTGCCCAGTCTTCTAAGGTTCTTTGCATGTACATATTACCATAACCTTCTCCTAAATAACCAACGTGGGTTTCTATATAAGATTCAATAGCAGCCGCGTGAGCTTGTTTTATATCTTCACTTGAATTTGGTATACCTCCAATTTCTCTTTCTGTTACAGATAGTTTATTCCAAACTTTATCCGGTCTGTTCATGCTATACCCCCTGTAACCTCTTCTTTTAAAATGATAAAGCAACCTAGGCTTATTGTTCTCTGCTAATAACGGCATACCATAAAATACACAGGCCATTAACACGTCTTCAAAAAACATTTCAGCTGTTTGAGGTCTTGCTATATACTCTAAGAAAAAACAGTTAGGTGGAGCATCTTCCATACTAAACTTAGTTAATCCGTGTAAAGCTCCATTAGAACCTCTTTTATCTACTGTACCGGATATATCATAACTATCACATCCAAACGCACCCATATGTTCGTTTCCTGGATATTTAGTACCATTCTTTATTATCACCTGATTTTGAAGATTATTCGGAGGAACCCAAGATATTTTAAACCTACCATCTTTATTAGGATAGAATACTACTCTAGTATCTTTCATTCCATTCTCCCAAGCAAAGTTACCAGTTGTAACTACTGCTGTATTTTTTAAATCTTCATTATAGTCTACTTGCTCGTATATCTTAGTAAGATTAAATATAGACTCTTTAGCTTCATCTCTAAAAGCGTGTTTCTCTGTTCTTGGAAACTGACGGTAATATTCATTCAAACCGTCTTGATCGTTTTTTAAACCTTCAACTTCATTTTCCCAATGCTCTATTACTCCATAATCTATTAGTTCTCCATCGACTCCTTTGACTGGTTTTTCGGGAGTGTCGAATACAGGTAATCCAAAAGTATCAATGAATCCTTCGTAGTTCCATTCCATAGGTATGAACAAAGAATATAATCCTGAGCTAGTCTGCCCGTTGCGGTTCCTTTTCTTGACATCTGAGGCATTGTATAAACTTTTAAAATTATTACCACCTTTTTCTAAAGCATTTGATGTTGATCCCATCATACACTTACCAATAACTTTTCTACCTAATCTTAAACAAGTCTTTGTAACTCTCCAGTTATTTAATATATTATCCGGCTTTTCCCATTTACCACTTTCGTCGTGAACTAATAACTTTAGTTTTTCACCATCATAAGAGTTATCTCCTGTATTTTTCCAGTCAATCGTAGTATCTAATCCTACAATTTCTTCTAACTTATCTTTAGAACCTAATTTTTTTCTAGTTAACTTACTAGCAGGTACTCTATACGCTAATTCTGTTTTAGGACGATCCATACCGTCTTGTATTGGTTTAAAGAAAAACGGATAGTTAATAGAAATAGGTACTACTTTATCTGTAAACATTTTCTTCGCATCACTACCTGATTTAGAAAGTATACCAAATCTTGAGTCGCTAGACATAGTTGCTTGGTGAACTGTTTCGGATGATGACATAAAAGAAAAACCAGAACGTCTATTTTTAAGATAACACATTCCATAACTTCTACTATCTGCTTTACAAGCTTCCCAAAATATAAAAAATAATCTATTCGATTCTCTAAAGTCAGGATGCCCTACATCAATCTTAGTCCATTGCAAGTACATATAATGCGTACCTGTTACATATGTTGGTTCACCGTTATTATAAAACCAAAACCCTTCTTCTCTATACGTAAATTGCTGGTCTATGTAATCAAACCACTTTTCTTTAAAATCAAGAGGATACTCCTCCCAGTCAAAAACGCTTTTTATTTTACTTAATTCTTTTGGATATTCTGAAGCCTCCCAGAACTGTTCTTCTTTCTTAGCAGAACGTTTTTGTACATTTTTTGTTGCTTCTGGTAAAGCGATTCTAAGATTTTGGATATTATATATTTCTCCAATTTTTCCAGTTTTGCTAATAACCACGACGTCATAATCAGCATTGTAACCATATTCCCACTTTTTGTAGCGATTCATTCGCTTTATTACCTGAGGCTTAATGTAGTTTTCTTCTACACTATATAAAGTTTGCTTGTACATCTTATTTAGATCTACGTTCTGCAAAACCCTTAAAAGCTTTTTCTTCTTTTTCTTCTTTAGGTTTTTCGTTTATTTTATCCTCTTCTTCTTGAATTCTTTGTAAAATTTCAAAAGCATCAAATATAGCTAACTTTTTTGTTGCTGCAGCATTTTTTAATCTGTCTGCAGAAATATCATCATCAGAATCAACAATAGCCTCTTTAGCTACTTTAATCAATTCTTCAACGGCTATTTGACCAGCTAGGATAATATTCTTTTTCGTTTCCTTTATTTTCATACTTAATTACAATATCATTAGATTTCATACAATATAAACGCTTGTTATCAAAAACAAACTCAAATTCGGAGTTAGGCGTAAACCCTATTAAGTCCCCTGGAGTTATTTTAAGCGCTTCTAAGGACTTGTTACTGTATTTTAGCACACCAATAAGCTCTTTTTCTTTTTGATTCTTTAAAACATCTGTTTCTACAACAGGAGCAACAAAGCAGTAATGCATGTTAGTATGCCATTTTCCGTTTACTTGGTACATATATATTTGATCAGGATTAGCAAAGTACATATTGTCTTTAAAAAATGTAGAACCGTTTTTTTCTACGCCTCTAACGTCGTACCATCTTCTAAATATGTTGTGATGTACTATTACTTTGTCACCTGGTCTTATATCTGTTTTTAAAGCGGAAGGTGTTGAAACAACAATAGCCTCCTTGCTAACAGATCTCCAATCTTCTACTTTTGTATTAGTGATAAGATTTTTATCGCCTACCTTTACTTGATTATTATATCTATCATTTAAAGGTTTTATAATAAATTGACCTAAGCTATTCATTAATACTCTAAATCGTATTCAACAGATATAGCCATGTTGCAGTTAAACTTTTTCCAAGGTAATACTTCATCATTCTTTTTAATATGAATACTGTAAGAACCATCAGCTTCGTCGTGCAATATAGCTTTTATAATATGACCACCATACACAGACTGATTAACAGCGTAGTGCATGGCGTCATTTTTATAATCTGAGCCAATACTTATTTTTCTAATTATCTTGCTCATCTTCTTTAATCTCTGCGTACTCGCCAGTTTGTAAATCAATATTTACATTACCGTAAGTAGCTTCTAAGTCTTTCTTAATATCTTCTATCTGTGCATTAACTTGAGCGAACGTATGTAACAGCTCATGTTTTTTAGCTTCCAATAAACCTAAGTTTGTTATAACACTGTTTGCTTCGTTTTGTTTAGATACGATTGATTCTAACTCTTCTTTTTTAATTTTTGACATAATTTAATTTAATTTAATTGTTATTTGTTTATAATTACCTAAAATTCAAGCAATTTAGGTTTACTTTGTTAAATTGTTTTTCTTTTCGTATGATCTCGCTCCTACTAATCCTAACATTCCGAATAGTACTTGCATTGTAATAGTTGTATCTATATGCGGGAACTCAATTTCCCAACCGTTTAC